CTGAAGGGAACAAATTTCAAATTTAATGCCTATCACGCTCACATGTCATTATCCTCTTCCGCCTGCTTTGAAAGCGGGAGGTTGAGTGGTGGCAAGTAAGCTTACGTTACTCAGGAATTCCGTGAATGGATTTCGAATCCGTTACAGTTCGCCGGTCAGATAGAGTTACCTCTTTATGGCCCGATCTACTGGAACGCTGGGGATTTCCCCTTCTAGGTAAGACCTTAGTGTGCATAATTCGATCCTATCGATGAAGACTTAGTCTCCAAAATAGTTGAGAAATGCGCCAAATTGTCTTTCGCAGCACAAACAAATAAGTTAATCTCTCTGTTGTTTATTACAGAGACGGCTAAAGGTTTACTCCTTGTTCCTCGAAGGTTCTAAGAACCCGAAAGGATAGGATTCCTTGTCTTTTGGTGGGCATGTATGGAACTCATTAAGAGTGGCATACTGATCTAGGAAATGCAGAATGTAACATTCATTCCCGGATCCAGCAAACTTCCGCAATGCAGACGGTTCGCTGTGCCTGAGCCAGGCAACAAGGTTAGGATAGTGACTATGACGCATGCGTCATTATCATTATTCCTGTAACCCTTCAGTCATTAGATGCTCCAGATTCTCAAATAAGACGAGAATCTTTCTGCTGGTGTTGAGCGGGCCTACCAGGCTTGGCAGTGGTACGTACGTTTGAGATAACGTAAGACCAAGGCTTTCTCCAAAGAAGACGGATATTTAATATCCGGCGACTACGAAGAAGCCACTGACCATGTTTGCTGGCGACGATCTAAGATCCTAATCACAGAGTATTTAAAATAACTCGGATTAGCCTCACACTATAACTTATGCTGTGTGGATATTCTGTTGTCACCTAGGTATTTCCCCCCTGTTTATAATAAAAAGGGAGAGATCATCGACGAGGAGTTTGAAACTACCCGCGGTGCCCTAATGGGAGAACCTGGAACAAAGATTATCTTGACAATTTGTACTAAAGTTGCTGAAACCTTGGCACGCCAATTAAGTAAACTTCCGTACAACCCGTTCTTTTAAAGTGCGGGCGACGATCAATTAACTGTTGGCTCGGAGGAGCTGTATAAGAACCTCTGGCTTGCAGCAGAAATGTGTGGTTTAAAACCTTCGAAAGAGAAGTTCGGTTGCTTCAAACTTGCTACAATGTATTGCGAATAAATCGTTACATATGGTAGGTTTGATCGGGCTCAGCCCGAAAAGTTTCCCGATTCTGCACTTGTTGATATTATCAAAGTGCGGCTTCTCTCTCCTGAGTCGAAATCCGGGGCGGTCAATGAAGGAGACCATGCCCTTGAATAAGATTTCAACCCCATTTGGGGTAAGGCTAGGGATCTGGAAAATATGATGAGGTATAACCCTTTGAGTGCAGCATCTAAGATGCTAATCTAGAAGTCATTCCTTGTCTCATTTTCTAAGATCTTTCCATACATTACCCGTCCATGTTTATGGATGTTGAGAGTACCCAAGTTATTTGGTGGTCTCGGTTTAGACTTTTCACTTAGTGACGAGTTTAAAACTCCCGACTGGCATAGACAACTTGTGTACAACTACCTTCATGGCGATTTATACGCTTCATATATTTCTGGGATTTGCCTTAAAGGCATATCAGTAGCTAAGCTATTTGATAGGGGTGTTTCCTAAAAATAAGTGAAGACTGGTAAACTTGCGACACTACTTCGCATTATCTCTTAGAGATAATATTCTTTAATGTTTAAGGATCCAGTCACGCAAAAGTTCGACTTTGTAAAAAGTCCACTTGTAATTCGCCTTTCTTCCATTGAATCTTTGATGATGAAATATTAATTAATCCCACCTCACGAAGGTTAATGGAAACCCAATCTTAGATAGAGAATTTAAACTCTTGAGAAAGCTGGTTGTATGACCTTGGATAGCTTTGTATAAGCTATCTAGGCATCCAATTAATGGTCAACCTATTGGCTTGAACCTGTTATACAGGAATCTAAGCCCAACATGTTGTCAATAACTAAGCGTTTGAAACGCGCAGCCAGAGCCTTAAGAGAATTAAATTACCCTAACTTACTCGTACCACCTGTGGATTTCAAGGTTTAAAACCTTGAGGCCATCGTCGATCCTCTCATTTTTGTACCAAATAATTTGGTCGGAAAGGACAGTACGCGACGGGTTAAAGATATCTTTACCACGGCGTAAATGGTCGAGTATACTAAGCTGACTAATGTCTAGGAACTTTAGCCTCCGGGTGTGATTCTTGAGAATCCCTGCCCGCTCCACTTAGTGGAGATGTTTTCGAAAAAAGAGCAATTTAGAAATATGCCCATTGGATCGATACACGGAGTACCTAAACCTTCTTTGGCACTTAACGTCCCTTTCAAGTACTTCTTTGATTAAGGTGGTTTACACCGATACAAAGAGGCCTTTGAGGGTTTTAGCTAAGCTAATGTTAAGTAGTGAGCGTGTAAGGAAACACCTCACTTTTAGTAAATAAACTTTTGAAACCATTTAAATTCAATCAAATTTAAAATTTTAAAACTTTAATGATAACTTGGTTTATAAACTAATTTTGAAACTTAGTTTCTTTGTTTGTTTTTAATCGAGTTCAGAAAGACTCCC